TCTATTTATGTCAGCGCTGGTACCGAAATTAGAGATTTTAATTCTAAAAGTTTGACGGTCGGAACTTTAGACGTTACCATAAGAGCATACGTATTCGGAGAAGATAATTCTCAAAGCCTCTCTGATGACTTAGTTCAAGATATTGAACATGTTATCTACTCATTAGGCGATAATCCTGATAAAGGGATATTAGATATAACTATAGATAATATTTCTACTGATGAAGGATTAGCTACCCCCTATGGGATTGCAGAGGTAGAATTAACAATTGTCTATAGAATAGACGGATAAGGAGAAAAGGGATGGCCTCTCTTAATTTACAAAGAAATTCTGAGGTTTTCATGTCCACAGTTGATCTACTCAACGGTGCTGCAGTTACTGCTATGACTCCTGAAAACACTTGGAAACTAGAAGTGTTAGCAGGTTTCGCAGCGACATCTTCCTCTGCGACACAGGATATTACAAGCCTTGAATCAGGAACAACACCTGATCGTTCACAACAGCGTTTTAATACAGCTATTAATCCTGTTGACTGGAATCTTCAGGTTTACCTTCGTCCAACTGGTGTTATTACTGGCGCTGCAGCTGACGGAACTGATGCTGGTACAACTCAAACAGGTAATGCTAAACCAGTTGCTGATTGGTTTATGTGGCAATCACTGGTATCAAATACTGCACCAGCTGATGGAACAACAGAGCAATCTGTATGGGCATCAGGCGGTAAACTTTCTACTACTAATGTAGCTGCTGGAACAGGTTCACACTCAACACGTACTAACTTTTCAACAGCTCAAGAAAATCACATGTACTTTAAAATGGATAATGTGATTTATCAAGTATCAAATTCTACAGTTAATCAGGCATCTGTTGATGCTGGTATTGAAGAAATTGCTACAGTAACTTGGACTGGTTTTGGAACCACTCTTAAAGAACTTACAGGTACTCAGCGTGATAATGCTATTTCAGTATTTGGTGGTGTTCTTAATGATGGTTCTTCTGTAACAGCTAACTCAAATGCGTCAGAGCATTCAGTTACTGCTCACTATCACCCATTCAATCAAATGAATGTTGCTGGTTCTATTGGAACTAACTCGTTCATTAAGAATCGTTTGAGTGCTATTGAGTTCCATCATCAGCCTTCTGCCGGTGGTTCGGATGTAAAATATACATTCCCAGTTACAGCTGTTAGCTTTGACTACAACAACAATATTACATATTTAACACCAGAAGAACTTGCAAACCTAAACGAGCCAATCGGTCAGTTTACTGGCACACGCGCTGTAACAGGTTCTGCTACAATGTATCTTCGTGCTGGTGATACAGAGTCAGCTCAGTTTTTGAGAAACATTCAAAATGACTCTCGTACTGCATCTGCACAAACCTCAAACGCTAATATTATCGTTGGTGGATCTTCAGCTCCTTATGTAGCTTTCCAACTCGATGCTGTTCAGTTTGAATTCCCATCACTGGCTGTTGAAGATGTTATTTCAATGTCAGTTAACTTTGTGGCTCAAGAAACTACCGCCAACAAAGGCGAAGGTGGTGAAGTTACAATCTTTGCTGCTAAATCTTAATAAATAAGTGTTTCTGAGGGGGAACACTAACACTTTTAACCAGAAGAGTGCCCATCACTTGCAAATCAAGGTTCCCCCTCACCTTTGAGAAGCAGATATGTGATGGGCACTCGTATTTTACGAGGGAAAAATTATGAGTAAAATTGGAAATCTAATTGCAAAAGAAACTACAAGCTGGATTCCTTTTCCAGATATTGATGGTTTTGAGATACATCTTCGCTTTTTATCTCGCGAAGACTTAGTAAAAATCCGCAATCAATCACTAACATTTAAATTCAATAAACGTACACGCCAACGCGAAGAAGAAATTGATAATGATAAGTTCTTAGAGCATTATGCTGGTAAGGCTATCATGGGATGGAGAGGCCTTAAGGCTAAACATCTTCCACTACTTCTTCCAGCTGACATCTCATCTATGGATCCAAATGAAGAAATCTCATACGAAGAAGAAGAAGCAATTGACTTGCTTAAGTCTTCTACAGTATTTGATCAATTTATTACAGATGCAATGAATGACTTTGAACAGTTTTCAAAGAAAAAGGCTGACGAAGCAGCAAAAAACTAATTCAATACCTCCAGAATTCTTTACATGCTGGGGGTATGAATGCTGAACAGTATATTGATATGTGTGATCAGATGGGTTGGGAAGTTGATATGGATCAGCTACCAAAAGACCCATCTGAATTACCTTTAGAAGCTCAACAAGCTCTTGTATTATTAAATTCTCTACCCGATAATTGGGAAGGAATGAATGGAACTTGGTTAGGTAAAGATTATAGCGGTCTTGCAGCTATTATGGATATTTATGAAATTGATGACCGTAAAACAGTATTTGAACTTTTAAAGGTTGCGGAATCTGAGATGTCCAAGTATTATAGTGATAAAGCTAAACAGAGAGAATCTTTAGCAAAAGTTCAGAGAGGAAGAGACTAATTGGCTGGCGGCGTAATTAAGCAAACTATTCAAACAGACTTTAAAACAACTGGTGCACAAAAAGTTGAAAAAGATACTAATCGAATTGGCAAAGCCCAAACTCGATTAGGTCAAGCTTCTGCATCTTCTGGTCGTCAGTTCTCCGCTCAAGCCTCAGGACTAGGTGGGGTAGTTGGTGTCTATGCAGCCGCTGCTGCAAATATCTTTGCTCTCACTGCCGCTTTCACAGCTCTTAACCGTGCAGCTCAGTTTGAAACAATCATTCGTGGTACGCAGCAGTTATCTGCAGCAGTTGGTACATCAGCTAACACTGTTATAAAACGTCTTCAAGAAATTACAGGTGGGCAGCTTTCTGTTGTTCAAGCCGCTGAAGCTGCAAACCTAGCACTATCTGCAGGTTTTAATACCGATCAAATTGAACAACTAGGTCAAGTAGCTTTTAAAGCTTCAAGAACATTAGGTAGAAGCTTACCAGACGCAATTGAACGTGTATTTAGAGGTACAATCAAACTAGAACCAGAACTTTTAGACGAACTTGGTATCTTTACTCGTCTTGATCCTGCAGTAGAAAAGTATGCTGCATCTCTCAACAAATCTACAACAACTCTTACTGCATTTGAACGCCGTCAAGCATTTGCTAACGGCGTTATAGGCGATGGTACTGCTGCTTTTTCTGATGTTATCATTTCTACTGACGATGCTACTGCCTCTTTCCAACGACTAGCTGCCCAGTTTGCTGACCTTGCGATTAAATTTGGTAACATTATTGCAAACATTCTAGCACCTTTTGCAGACTTTTTAGGACAAAATTTAGGTAATAAACTTTTACTTTTAGGAGGCATCGGTGCTTTAGTATTTAATCAGTTAGGGGCTAGTATTGGAGGATTTGTTACAACAGGTTTAACAAAACTTTCTCAAGGATTAGTGAATGCAACAGAGCGTTTAACTACTTTTGGTAGAACAGCAAAAGCTCTTGCTCCAGATTTTCAAGCAGCAGGTCAAGCTTTTGTAGGCGGTGGAGCTCTTCCTGGAGCTGGTCGGGCTGCGGGTGCAGAAATTAAAAGAGTTTTTGCAGAAGGCACAGTCTCAACACAACAGGCACAGGATTTCGCAGGAGACTTGAAAAATCTAAAACAAAATGAACTAAATTTACAAAAATCAATATTATCTGAAAACAAACTTACAGTTGAGCAAGCAAGAGAAACAAATAAAGAATTCAAACAATCAGAACAGAGATTAGGTGCAATAGAACAGTCACAAAGAGTAGTTAATCAAAGGCTTAAAGCAGCAGGACCATTTGCAGGTGCCTTAGCTTCTGGATTAAATCTTGCGGCTACTGCTATGAGAAATTTAGCCGCAGCTGCAAATGCAGTTTTAGCTGTTCTTGGTCCCATATTTGCTATTATTGGCATAGTTCAGCTAGTAGGTTCTGTAATTGGAGTTGATGTACTTGGCGGCCTAACAGACTTTTTTAAAAACTTAACTAAAGATTCGCGAGATGCTGAAAAAGGGTTAAAAGACTTTGGAGCCGCAGCTGCTTCTGTTAGCTCTGGACCTTTAGCCGACTTAAGAGAAGATCTTGGATTAACCCGCTCTGAATTTGCAGGAGTAGTTGAACAAGCAATAAAGTTTAGAGAACAGGGAGGTGTAAGTTATAGTCTGATCAGTGCTGACATTCGTAGTAATGTAGATGCTCTTAAAGATGCAGAGGCTGATTTAGATAGATTTCTAGCACAAAGAGAATCAGGAGGACCTGGTTTTGCTGGAAGGCTTATACAAGGATTATTTGGTACTGATTTAGACAAAAATATTGAAGCCACAAAATTACGTATTACAGAATTGAAGATTGCTATAAGTGATTTACAGCTTCCTACAGGAGAAGCTGGTCTTGCAATTACTCGTCTTGCAGAAGCAGGAGAGTTAGAAATTGAACAGCTTCAAAAAGCTTTTGCCAGAGGTATTCTTAATATTAATAAAGATACTAAGGATTTACAAGTAACTTTTGAAGGTTTCTCACAAACAGTTCTTGAGTCTGGAGAAAGTATAGATTCTCTTACAGAGGAAGCTAAAGCACTCTCTGCAACTTATGCTGTTGCTGCACTAAAAGTTCAAGAATTTTATGAAAATTTTGAAAATGGCAGCATAAGCGCAGACAGAGCAGCTAAAGACTTTGGAGTTATCAATAATATAATTAAGGACTTAAGAGCACAGATAGATGATTTACCTGATGGACCTTTTAAAACAGAGTTTTTAGAGTTTGTTAACAATTCATTAGACGGAACAGTTAGTCGTGCTGAAGAATTAAATGATAGATTTCAGACTCTTGATAAGTTTGCACAACAACTTCGTAAAACATTTTCAGGAGAGCTTGGTTTAGCAGATTCTGCTATTTTTACCGGTGATGTAGGTCTTTTTGGTGATATAGCTAAGAATGATTCAGAGCGTTTATTAAATCTTTCTCAAATAGTAGATTCAGTATTTACAGAAGCTGCAAAGATTCGTTCTGATTTTGAACGAGTTTCTAATAAAACAGGCGGTGGACTTTTTGATAGAGATAAGCTTGAGGCTGACGAGAAAAAGATATTTGAAATTAGAGACATTTTGATCAAAGGCTATCTAGGCTCTATTATTAAAATTACTCAAGAACAAGAAAAGCTTAATCAATCACTAGAAAAACAACTAAAAATATCTCAATCTACTATTGAGGTTCAACGTGCTAATCTACAGGTTACAAAAGCAAACACAGCTCTTACAATTGCACAACAACAAAACAGACTTAATGCAGCAGAACGAGAGCGTGACTTTATTCTTCAAAACTTTGATATTTCAGAGCAAGGAATTTCACTTAGACAAACGGAAAATAGTGCTTTAGAAGCAACTCTTAACACTCAGAAAGAACTCTTATCTTTAAAAGAGCAAGAGTTAAAATTGAGTCAAGATTTGGCAAAAACACAAATCGAGATAGGGTTTGCAGCAGCTGAGTCTAGAGATGCTCAATCACTTGCTAGAGCTCAGGGAACTCTTCAAACTGCAGAGATGAGAGGTATTTCTACTCAACGTGAGTTAGTTCAGCTTCGTCTTAATGTAGCGGAAGTAGAATTTAAAAATACTAATAACGCTCTTGATCGTCAGGTAGCTCTTGCACAAGTCGAGTCACAAAACGATCGTGAAAACATTGCTCAAAGAGCGATGATGATTGAGCAAGAGCGAGTAATTGCTGAAACAAGAATTATAAATGAACTTGAGATCTTAAGTGCTCAAGAACAGGCGAGAGTAAAGCAAGCTGAAATTGAACAACAAGCTCGAAGTGATGAAGCGGGATTAATAGAGTTAAGAAGAAATGCAGCTTCAGCTTCTCAGGCAGCAGCTGAAAAGTCAGCAGAAGCTGCAAAACTACAACGAGATCTTGCTTTAAAGCAACAAATTGCTGAATTAGAGTTAATAAAACAACAAGCTGCAGTATTTAGTGGTTTTATTTCTAACTTTGGTAATTTGATAGAAGGTCTTGCTAAAGTTGCTAGTGTATTAGGCGGGGACGTTGGATTTAATTTTGAAGCATCTGATATTTCTGCTGATGTAGATGAAAATATATCTGCTTTAAGACAATTACTAGACGACAGTTCTACGGTTTATGGTCTTCAAGTACAATCAGCTAAACAGGCAAGAACTGCTACAGAAGCACAAATTCAAGCTGATGAACTACTTATTGGTATTAATAATGAAAAAACTGAAGCAGTAAACGCTTCTCTTGTAAAAATATTTGAAGCTCGTCAAAACTCACTTTTAGATGAACTTGGCGCAACTAATTTAACTTCTCAAGCAAAGCAACAAATTTTATCCCAAGAGTTAGCTCAAACACAGGCTAATTTAGTGCTGCAACTCACAAAAGTTGGTATTGAGCGCACAGCTGCTGAAGAGATTGTTCGCATTGCTCGTGAACGTGCGTCTTACGAGGTATCATTTCAAAGACGTATCGATGCCGCTTATGCTGCTACAAAAGGCATTGTGATGAACTATGTTGAAGATGGTTTAATGCAACTTAACACAGCTTTAATTGAAGGTAACTTAACATTTAAAAGTATAGCTCAAGGATTTAAGGATATGCTTGGATCTATGCTAAAAGAAATTCAATCTGCGGTATTCCGTAGAACAGTTGCAGAACCTATTGCTGATTTTGTTGGTGGATTATTTGCAGCTGGAGGTAAAGTAACGCATCTTGCAGCTGGAGGATCAATGAAGCGCGACCGTGTCGCGGCTATGCTCGAACCAGGTGAATTTGTAATTCGTAAAGAAGCTGCTAAAAAGCTGGGTATGAGCAAACTTCAAGACTTAAATGCCGGTATTTCTGATGACCCGATTGCTCGTATTATGGCTTATGCTTACGGCTCTAAAGTCAAACGCGCAGCTGGCGGAAAAATGACACAAGAACAGTTAGTAGCTGCTCAGATTCAAAGAGAACGTTCCTTAAAATCACAACGTCCTACTTCAACTGTTAAAGATTTAGAAAAGTTTGGGTTAGGTTCTGAAGGCACAGATTTAATGAACATTATGCCAGGATCCTTTTTTGGGAAAGCACTCTCCCAAGTTTTTGGTTTAGATATGCCTTCGTTTGTAGTTGGTAAGACAGCTCCTCCAACTCCTTCTACCTTTTATGATTTTGAAGAGCTTGAAAGAACAAAAGCAAATATTGAATCTAAAATTGGGGTTAGTCCTACTCGTACAAAAGGATTTATACCTGGAGCTGTAGACCCTGTAACAGGTGGCATTTTTAACTCAGCAGGTCAAGCTGTAAACATTGATGCTTTTGGTCGTATGGGAGCAGCTTTTGGTCCAAACAACACTCCGTCATACACTAACTTTGGTTCATTTGTTAATGCAGTAATGACTCCTGGTAATATGGCTCCTCTTCAAGGATCAATTCCTGGAGGTCCAACAGCTCCAGTCCAAGTAGGTGGATTAGGAGCAGGTGGATCACAGTATGGTGGCGCTAGTGGTTCAAAGAGTTTTGGTGGTTATGCAGGTGCATCTGCAGGGTCAGACGGTTTTGGTAATGCTCCTCGTGCATCAGGTGGTATGATAACTCGCATGGCAGCGGGTGGTCAAGTACGAGACAGAGTCCCAGCACTTCTAGAACCGGGCGAGTTTGTAATTCGTCGTCCAGCAGCAAAAGCAATTGGTGGTGCAGCTCTTGGAGCAATGAATGCCACAGGCAAGGCTACTCCAAATATTGCGGTAAATGTTAATAATCAGGGAGTTCCGAAGAACGTATCTGTAGCTCCTCCGAGAATCAATGGTGATAAAGTTATTCTCGATATTATTACTCGTGATTTACGTAATAATGGAGCAATTAAGAAAACTATGAGAAGAGGTAAATAATGGCAACATACCCAGATAATGCAACAGCTCCTGTAACAGCATTTCCAGTAGCAACTACAGTAGCATACACAAACACTGGAGTTGAGACTGTGTTCAATCTTTCTGGTACAGCTGAACACTCAGGCGAGGTTTTAGCCTTTGCTGACGGTGTTACTCAGTCTACTACAGCCTATTCTGTATCTAACTCTGGGGCTACAGTTACTTTTGTTACAGCTCCAAACGCTTCAAATCTAACTCTTCAGACTGTATCTATCCCTTCAAAGCTGCGTACAATTCGTTCTACTTTTTCTGCTCGTGCACAAGAGTATTCTAACTCCGCAGCTGATGTAGTTAATGGCAACACATATTTAATTAATGGAAACACAGTATCTTTTGCGATGCCTGCTGGTACAAATGTTGCTTCTCTATCTGATTTTCAAGTATTTGTATCAGGTGTTTATCAACAAGATACAGCCTACGTCTGGCCTTCTACAGTTCTGGGTGAGTATGGTATTGATATTGCAGATAACGGTGCCACAAAACTACTTTTAAACTTTAGCTCTAACTTAACAGACGAAAGTGATTCTAGCCATACAATATTAAAAACAGGTGGAGCAGCTGCATATGCTACTTATGGCACTGATACTTATCTTACTTTTGATGGTGTAGACGACGTATTAGACATTGCTCCTGCAGAAGACTTTAACCTACAAGATCGTTCTTTTACCTATGATACTTGGGTTCGTCCTGATCCAGGTACATCAATGACCTCAAACCAAACTTTATTTGCTAGATATGATGATGCAGATAACTATTATGTTTTAAGATTTGTAGGCTCTAACTCTAATGTAGGCATTATTACTAATGATGGAGGAGCTATAACAGAAGTATATGGTGGAAATGCTAATGGCGGTTCAAATTATCATGTAGCAGTATCTTATGATTCTCATGTTTCAAACTTAAGACTATATGTTAATAACATAAATGTAGGATTTGGTTCTGTTTTATCTAATACTTCTGCAGGAGGTAATACAACAATTGGATCATTTACTGTAGGTGGTTCTGAGCTGCTAACTGGTAATATATCTTTTGCTCGTTTATCACACGCAGTTAGATACCGTTCAGAATCTATAGAACCAATTGATAATTCTTCAGCTCTTACTGTTCAATCAGGAGCACCTCTTGGGTCAATAGACCAAAATGACACTCTTTCAATCAGAGTATTTGATTCNCCAACTTCAACTCTTGACCGTTTTACTTCAATGGTAGATCGTAAGCCAGATAATGGGATTGAGTCTGGACGACAGTTTGATGTTACCACTTTTACTTCACAAGCTGGGTATGAAAAACGTCGCTTAAAGTCTCGTCGTTCTAAACGTAATTATCAATTATCTTATACAGCTGTTACTGGAGTTGAAAAAACAGCTATAGAGAATTTTTACAATGCTCGAAGCGGAGAATTTGAGTCTTTCAGTTTTGACTTGTCACATATTAATGAAACTGGTACAATCACTACAAGATTTACCGGTCCTCTATCTATTGAACAAACCTACTCTACAGGTTCCCGTCTTATAGATAATTATTATACAGTATCCTTCTCACTTCAAGAGGTTTTTGACTAATGAGCGCAAGAGCGTATGATGTAATATTAACAGTTGATGATGCATCAGGATTTCAAACTACCAATGTTCTTATNGGTGTTACTACTGAAACAACAGGCTTTATTGCTAATGTTGACACAGTCTCTAACCAATTAAAAGTAAAACTAAATAATCTTCAACAAGAGTTTTCTTCTTCAGAAGATGTACAGTCTAATACTGTTGTAACTACTACAGCTACTGGCGGAGACGGGCTCCTTACTACTGCTAACACTTTCTTAAGTAATGTTTATAACGGTAACGTAACTACAGCTACTGCTACAGTATCTGCAATTGTTCCTAGCGCCTTTAAAGCTGAGAAAAATGCTTTTTCACAAAATCCTATTGTTCGTTTATATTCAATATACTATCCTGGAGAATGGTATCCTCCTAATGCAGCAGGTAATCCAACAGGAGAGGGAGAAGGTCGCGCTTGGCCTAATGATTTTCCTATCCGTTTTGCAGAGATTGTAGGCGATTTAACTTCTGATCTATCTTATAATGTATCTTATGGAGGAACTTCTTATATTCCTTTTCCCGTGAACGCTTCTACAATTTCTCAAGGATCTGAAGGAACTATTGAGGAAATTACTTTAGATGTTTTTAATGTAGATAATATCATTACTAGACTTGTTGAAGACCCTTTTATTGCCGGTAATAACTCCTCAAACTCTGTTGTAGCTCTTGTAAATAATGAATTTGTTCATGGAATTGATCCTCGCACTGTTAACGCTGATCCATCAGACGTAGGTTCTGTTGGTGATGAAGCTTTTGATGCTCTAACTCGTGCTCGTGCAAACGGTCTTTCTTACTCTCAAACAGTTGTAGACTCAACCTATGGCACTGCAAATGCTTCTTTTAATAGAACAGAGACTATTTCAGTAGGCGGTACCTGGGTAGAGCAGAAATTAGACTCTCGTGATTTACTAGGTGGAATTGTTGAGATAAAAACAACTTTTGCTAATTTTTTAGATTATTGGCCTGAGTATAGCACAGTACAATCAGTTAATGCTAATGTTGTGGAAGTGTATAACGCTCTTCCCTATAGAGTTGGGGATAATGTTAAGTCTTCAACCGGTGATACAGAAGCTACTATTCAATCTATTGAGAGAAATTCGTTTTTATTTCTTTCTAATGATCTTGATGAAAGCACTGCTTATGGCTCTCCTATTTATGTTATCAATTCAGAGGCTGACTCTGAGTCTTATATTGAAGATAAATTTAAAATAGACCAGCTTGAGAAGTTAAATGATTCTGTAGCAACCTTCAATTTAATCTCTTGGCTTCAATATTTTAAACTATTAACTCCAAAGCGTAAGTTTTATAAAAATACCTGTCAGTGGACCTATAAAGGCGCAGAGTGTCAATACCCAGGTCCTGGTGGTGGGTCTATACCTGGAACATCGCTTTCTGCAAATACAAACCCAATTGCTGCAAACAACCAAATAGCTTCTGATGCTGGAGGTGATGTTTGCGGTAAATCTATTCTTTCTTGTACTCTTCGCAACAATCAAATTCATTTTGGAGGTTTTCCTGCAACAGGAAGAACAATTCCACGTGCCTGATATTCGTTGCATACTTCCTTGGGTTCACCAACATGCTGACATAGACGGTCATTACAGTCTATGCTGTTTTAACATATATCATGAAGGTTTTCATGGTTTTGGTAAAGGACAAGCTCCTTTAGAGGCATTTAATCATCCAGAGATGAAAAAAGCTAGACTTCAAATGTTAAGAGGAGAAGAGCCAGAGTCTTGTAAGGTATGTTACAGCTGGGAAAAAGTTGGTGTTCTAAGTAACAGAATTAATAAGAATAAAGAGTACAAAGACTATACATATTTATACGATAAGACAGAAGCTGATGGACATTTAGATAGTGTTCCTATTTACATTGATTTCCGTTTTGGGAACTTATGTAATTTTACTTGTAGAATGTGTAGTGCTCACTCAAGCTCTTCTTGGGTAAAAGAATCTAAGCACCATGGTTTTGTTAAAAAAGATTATCCAACCTTTACAGATGAGTGGACAGATAACACAAAATTTTGGACTGATATAGATAAAATTAAAAGCGGTATTAGAGAGATCTACTTTGCAGGAGGAGAACCTTTAGTTCAAGAAGGTCATTATAAGTTACTGCAACATTTAATTGATAATAAATGTACAGACATAGTTTTAAGTTATAATACAAATTTATCCTACAGTGGTAAATTTAAAGGTTACGATATTAAAGAAATGTGGAAACACTTTAAAAGAATTAATGTAAGTCCAAGCATTGAAGGTTTTAAAGAAAAGGCTGAATACGGTAGAAAAGGTCTTTTGTGGGACACCTTTGAAAGAAATGTAGATAGTTTTGATGAGTATATAAATAATTTTTCTATCACAACATCTTTATACTCAATTACTAGTAATATTGACTTAGTTAAATGGATTACAGCGCGAAATAAACCTTTTCATATCACTAATTTGAATCAACCTAAGATTCTTTCAACTTGTGTATTCCCAAAAAATATTAAACAACAAATTATAAAAGAATATAAAGGTCTATTATCCAATAAAAAGTTTTTTTATAATATAGGTGAAGAACATTTAGTTACTCTACTTGGATCATTGAAAAATATGAATAGTAAAGATTACAGTCATTTACAAAAAGATTTTAAACAATACAATGAAAAACTTGATCTGTATAGAAACGAATCTTTTGAAGCAACTTTTCCAGAGTTAGCAGAATGGTACAGAAATATTTAGGTCTTAAACATCAGTATGGAAAAGTAGACTGTATAGAATTAATTAGACAGTTCTATAATGAAGAGCTAAAACTTGATTTTTCTTTACCTACCTACCCTAAATCAAGAAGTTGGATGAAGCAGTTTTCTACACAAAGTGTAGATTTATGGGCTGAAACTAGCTTTGTAAAAGTTAGTTTGACTGACGCAGAAAACTATGACATAATAGCTTTTAGATCAGATCGTTCAGATTTAATTATTCATTATGGGTTATTTCTTAAACCTACACGTATGCTTCATATAGAAGAGGGGGAAGTTTCGTGTATCGATACACTATCTAGTTATTGGGTAGATCGAATACACTCTTTTTATAGACATGTCAAATTGGTATGATCAATACTGTAACCTTCCTTATAAACATCTTGGTGATAACCCAGTAACGGGCATAGATTGTGTAAATTTATGCCGTTTATTTTACAAAAATGAATTGAATTATGATTTTGAGTTACGATCTTCAGATTTTTGCAATATACTTGAAGATGATTGGTACTCTAAGACTCATACTCAGTTTTTTGAAGACTGGGCAAAAAGTCAAACTGAATGGATTCAGGTAAAAGAAGCTAAAAAATATGATCTTATTTTAATGAGTATGGGATCTACTAACGTAACTAACCATATTGCAGTTCACATAGGTGATAATAAAATTTTACAAACTATGTTAGAAAGATCAAGCGGTGTGTGGCCTTATAGAGGCCCTTTTTTACAGTATACTACAAGGATTTTAAGATGGAAACATTTGTTAAACTAACTGAGGATATGAATAATCACGCGCTGCGAGACTATCCGCGTGAAGCTGTGGGTATTATAACAAAAGATTTTGAGTATATTCCTTGCCAGAATATAAGTGAGTCTCCTATGACTAACTTTATTTTAGACCCTGCCGCTCTTGTAGAGTATGATGATAATATTTGGGGAATATTTCATTCACATCCTGGTGATGAAAACCCTCTTCCTAGTGATGAAGATCGTGAGAGTACTACTTTTGAACAATACAAATTTTTAGTTGGGTTTAATAATAAATTTCATATATACTGGTACGATAAAAATATAAAAGCCTTANTATTTGATCGCTTTGAGGAGAAGCATCTTGCTCACTAAAATTAAAATTCATTCTGCTTTTACTCATCTTTTTTCAGAGTGTGATCTTCTAGCTGATCTTAAAACTTATGATGACATTCCTCGTTATCTAGGTTCTATGCATCCTCGTTTTGCACGTTTTGTAAAAAGAATTTATAATGATCAGACTCAAGATGGATACTTAATTCTTAATAAAAATCTTCAAGCTATAACAGAACAAGAACTTTTTATAAAGCGCATAAAAGAAGAAGAACAATTTTATATAGTTCCTGCTATTTATGGTGGTGGGGGTAAGTCTATGAAAACCTTATTTACAGTAGCGGCTATTGCTGCCACTGGTTATATAGGATTTACCGCTTTAACTGCTGCTACGGCTGCTACCACAACTGGTGCGGCAGTTGGATCAGCGGCAGTCGGTGCAGCTGGCGCTACTGGAGGCACAGCTGCAGCTGCAGCTGGTTTTGGCTCTTTTGGNNCAACTCTTGCTGTAAATGCTGGGCTNGCTCTTGTAACCTCTTTATTTACACAAAAACCTGAATCACTTACTTCTCGTGATCAACAAGTAAGACAGAATAATATGTTTGGGTCTCTTCAAAATACTATTGATTCTGGAACGTCTATCCCTTTAATATATGGACAACATAGAGTTGCTGGGCAATTTATTAGTGGGTACATTGACTCTATTGATCACGGTAAGAATGATGATATAACAGTACTGGAGCAGTTTGAAGATGAGTAAACAAAATTATCTTATTCATAATAATAAAAAAGTTCCACTTATTCAAGGTGGTTTTGGTGGTGGAGGTAGCAGAGGCGGTAGCTTTTCAGAAGCTGATAATGATTTATTTTCAACAGACGTAATGTACGTATTATCTGCTATTGGAGAAGGTCCTATATACCGAATTAATCCTAATGGACCTCAAGATATAGAAATATCAGATAGCTCTATTGATGATTTAGTAAAAATTGAGGGAAATGGGCAAGAAAATACTGAAGTATTCAAAACTCTCTCAACTACTGGTACTGTTACGCAAGCTGCTCTTACTAAGTTTGGAGAACAAACTGTAACTCCTCAAACTTTTGCTTCACCTGTTAATCTTAAAAAGGGCAATGTTGATGGAGTTCCAAAAGTTGAAGTAGTATTACAAGATACTAGTGCAGAAGACTGGGATGAGCTTAAGTTTAATTTTATTATTAATGCACTTCAAAAACAAAAAAACAATGGTGACGTTGTAAAACACTCTTTAACTGTTCGCGTTAGAGTCTTTGATAGGACCGGCACAACAGTGATTAAATCTAAGTCAAAAACTGTCGAAGGTAAAACTACTGTACCTTATAAGTTTTCTATCGTAATTCAGATACCAAAAGCAGATAGATCAACGTCAGGCTATAAATTTTCAATCGATAAAACTTCAGACGAGTCTACAGATTCTCGAGTTCAGTCCAATGTTCAATCTATTGGGTGGAATGAGATAAAAAACAACCCCCAAGCCTACCCAAGAACAGCTTTAATCGGGTATGCACTAAAAGCCTTCAATGAGCACCAAGGAGGAGTTCCTAACTTTACCTCTCTTGTTAAAGGACTTATAGTTAAGGTGCCGTCAAATTACAATCAACCTATTCTTACAAACGGTCAAATTGATTGGAGAGAGCTTGAATTAGCTGAGTCGGGAGTTAATGGGTACACAACTAATGGGTATTCGCTTCAAAAATCTGGCACAGACACTAAACTAACAGATGCTAACCCTCAGATTTATATAGGCACTTGGGATGGTACTTTTGTATATTCTTGGACTCAAAATCCTATATGGATCATCTATGATATATTAACAAATAAAACATACGGATTAGGAATAGAAGAAGAAAATATTGATAAGTATAAGTTTTATCAAGTTGCACAGTATTGTGATGCGTGTGATGAAATTACAGGTAATTTTATAGGGGTTGATGGACAAGCTGATGGATCTTTCAGGCACAAACCACGTGAGTTATTTACAGCAGTAAAAGAAACTTTAATAGGAGTATCAGAAGGAAGTAGTATAAAAGAACGTAGATTTACTTGTGACATTTTAATTGCAGACCAATCTCAAAGTTTAGAAGTGTTACAATCTATTTGTGCATCTTTTAGGGCTAGTTTAGTTCAGTCTTTTGGAAAAATATCTATTGCTATTGATCGCCCAGATCAGTTTCCTTCTATGATATTTAATGAGACAAATATTAAATCTGGGTCTTTTCAAATAGGAGGAGGTCGAGAAAGTGATGTTATAACAGGTGTTGAAGTATCTTACATAGAACCTACTAATCACTACAAAAGAGAGACTGCTCGTATAGATTCTGTTGATGCAAATGATGGGTCTCTTAGAGCAGCTATAGAGAATATTCAATCACTTGATTTACCTGGTGTAACTCGTAGAAGTCAGGCTCTTCGTTTTGCTCAATACCAAATTGCTGCTTCTCGATATCTTAGAAGAACAGTTGCTTTTACAACTTCTACTGAGGCATTAAACTTAGCTCCGGGTGACTTAATATCTGTTTCTCAAAATATGACAGGGATTAATTATGGTTTTGGAGGCAAAGTTTCTACAACATCATCCGTAGGAGGTGCTGATGCAAATGTAATTTTAGAACATTTTACTTCTCCAAGTTTACAAACTAGTACCTTTACTTCAAACACAGCTCCTTTAGCTCTGAGAATTGTTGGAGTTGATGATGAACGCATAGATCTGTACATTGTTAGTAATACTGACTTTACTCTAGATACTACTGATAATGTTAGTGTAGGTATTGATTTAGCCGAGTTAAAAATTACAGGTAGATTTAATCCTATTACTAAACAAATAGACTCTGTTACTTCTTGGGGTGCTAATAATGTTCCTACGTCTGGAGACTTATGGAGTCTTGGTGAATGGGAAAATCCTGGAAACTACTATACTAATAAGGCTGGAAAACTTTTTACTGTTGCAGAGCTTGAAAGAGAACCAGATGGTGAAGTAAATATAGTTGCCAAAGAAT